CTATTGTTATGTTAAGGATGCTTTTCGTCAACTGGGGTTGGCAAAGCTTCTGCTTAGGCACTTTGAACACCGAAGCGGGGAGCCGGTTATCTGTAGCCATAAGGGTTATGTGTATAAATCTCTCCGCGATAGGTATAACCTTTTCTATGTCCCACAGGTGCGAGAGCCGATGGGCGTGGATAAATTTGAGGATGGAAAATGGAAATTGTAGGATTTACGTTAAAGCATGACAGCCGACCGGTGTTCGACAAGATTGCAATCAATCTAAAGGCACCGAACCACAAGGGATTCACTCTGAAGTGGGGGCCGAACAAGCAGGGGGTTGTTGTAATCCATGAAAAGCACGGGACGATGTATCTGCCCATGTCCTCTATCTCCCACCTCGAAGTTATCGAAGAACCAAGAAAGCGGGCATCGAGAAAGCCTAAAAGCATAAAGGTACAGAGCAATGGGGAAATCTCAGCCCAAGCCTGACGCTCGGGCGGTAGTGCGGGAGTACATTAAGCGCTTTGGCGACCCCCAAGCCTTGCAAGAGGATAAGGGTGTTGCAAAGGACCGCACTTATAGGTGGCAAGAAGACTTGTTTCAGCAGCAGCTCGATTTTATCGATGACCCTGCCTGTTTCAAGACTGCCTTGTGCTCTCGCCGTGCTGGCAAAACTTACGCGGCCTGTTACTACTTGATTGAAACGGCGTCTCGTAACCCCGATAGTATCTGCGCTTATATCGCCCTGACGCGAAATAGCGCCAAGCGCCTTATGTGGCTGGAGCTTAAAAGAGCCAACCGCAGGTATCATATTGGCATGCACTTCAATAACTCTGAGTTAATTGCTACGCTCCCTAACCGAAGCCAACTTGTGCTGACGGGAGCTAACGATGAAGCTGATATTGATAAGTTGCGGGGTTCTGCTTACCACCTGGTTATTCTTGACGAAGCCGCAAGTTTCGGACGCCACCTTGAAGAGCTTGTGGAAGAAGTTCTGGAACCGGCGCTGATTGATTACAACGGAACACTCGCGATGATTGGAACCCCCAACGCGGCATGCAGCGGGATGTTCCACCGAGCCTCGACCGATAAGAATCAGGGGTACAGCAACCACCATTGGACCATTCTGGAAAATCCCCATATTCCCCATGCGCAGGAATGGCTCGACCGCCGCATGAAACAAAAGCACTGGGATACAACACACCCCGTTTATATGCGTGAGTGGCGGGGCAAGTGGATACGCTCGAACGATTCTCTGATTTATAAATACAGCCCAGAGAAGAATTTCTATAAAGACATACCGCACCACGAGCATGACTTTCATTATATACTGGGAGTCGATTTAGGTTATGAAGACGCAACAGCCTTTGTCATCGGTGCTTATTGCCCAGAGCTGCCCGACTTCTATGTTGTTGACTGCCATAAGCAAACAAAGATGATCCCTGCGCAGATTGCCGAAAAAATCAAAGAGCTTGATTCGCAGTATGATTTCAATATCATGGTTGCCGACACGGGGGGCCTTGGTAAGTCTATTGTTGAAGAATTTCGATATCGTTACGAGTTACCAATGCGTGCAGCAGAGAAGCGCAACAAGGCGTCCTATATTGAACTTATGAACTCAGACTTACACTGCGGCTTTATCAAGGTGTTTGAAGGATGCGAGATATTAGATGAGTGGGATTTACTCCAGTGGGACGAAGACAGAAAAAAAGAGGATTCGCGTTTCGAGAACCACCTTGCGGATGCGTGTCTATATGCATGGCGTGAGAGCAAGCATTACACGTATAAGCAAAAAGCTATTGAGCCAAGGCAGGGAACTCCTGAGTATTATGCTGCTCTAGAGGATAAAATCTGGTCAGCCAAGGCCGATGCAATCGACAAAGAAGACGGACAGGCATGGTGGGAAAATGAATGGACGCTGAACTAGAAGAAATAATCGAAGCCGCTAAGAAGCACGGGCTTAAGCGGTTAAGAGTTGGTGATATCGAAGTAGAGCTATGGGAGAAGCCAAGACCGGCAGGCGCTCAGTTACAAGCGTTTCCTGAAACCTCCGGCACAAAAAGCTTATCCGAAGAAGAGCAATACGACGAAGATTTATTTTATTCGGCAGGTGTATAATCTGCGGGGAGTTTCAAAATGAAAAAGTTAGGTTATTGGTGGAACGAGAAAACAAACCCTCACGATCTTGTCTTTGAGGTAGTTGAGCATTTGACGGATAATCAAGGTTATCACTCAGCGAACAACATCAACCATGCGCGTCTTTATGGGAATGTTAGCTATCGCGATTTGGGTGGCGGGAACATGACCCAGAGCGCAAAGACAAGCGCCAAGAACCGCGTAACTTTAAATATCATCCAATCGATGTGCGACACCGTTACGGCGCGAGTTGCTAAAGCCAAACCGATGGCCACCTATCTGACAACTGGCGGTAACTGGGAGATGCAGCGCAAAGCGAAGCGCCTAACCAAGTTTACGGCGGGCCAGTTCTACGGGTCTAAGATTTATGAGGTAGCCCCAAGAGTCTTTCTCGATGCTTGTGTTTTCGGCTCGGGTGTAATGAAAGTCTTTGAATATGACGGTGAAATTACGTGCGAGCGCGTTTTCCCTGATGAGATTGTTGTTGATGACTTAGAAGCGCGTTACGGCAACCCCCGGCAGATGTTTCAGCGTAAGATTGTCGATAAAGAGGTGCTGTCCTCCCTTTTCCCTGAGTATGCTGACCAAATCAAAGAGGCATCACCGATTGAGGACAATGACTCGATTTATAGGGCGAGCGAACAGGTTGAATGTATCGAAGCCTGGCACTTACCGAGCACCAAGGGCGCAAAAGATGGCCGTCATGTCATTGCGATAGAAAACGCGACTCTGATGGATGATTCTTGGGAGCGCGATGGTTTCCCGTTCGCCTTTATTAACTGGACCAACAGATTGTTGGGGTTTTGGGGCCAAGGACTCGCGGAACAGCTTACGGGCATCCAGGTGGAGATAAATCGCCTGCTTCGTAACATCCAACAGCAAATGCACCTCGCAACACCGAAGGTTTTCGTTGAAAGCGGCTCTAAAATCTCAAAAGCGCATATAAACAACGAGATTTGGGGTGTTATTGAGTATGCGGGCACTCCACCGCAGTTTTTTGTGCCTAAAACCGTCTCTGGTGAAATTTTTAGCCACTTAGACCGGTTATTCAACCGTGCTTATGAAATTGCGGGCGTAAGTCAGCTTGCAGCGGGTGCAAAGAAGCCTGCGGGCCTGGAATCGGGCGTTGCGCTTCGAGAATTCCAAGATATCGAGTCCGAGCGGTTTTTGATGGTCGCAAAAGCTTATGAGCAGCTATTTCTCGATGCAGCGGCTCAAATGGTCGATATTGCCCGCGAAGTATCCGCGAGAGGTGAGTCGTTTGAGGTCATTAGTCATGGAGACGATGATATCGAGAAAATTAAGTGGTCGGACATCAATCTGAAGCGTGACGAATACGTGATGAAGGTTTATCCAACCTCTTTGCTCCCAACAACACCAGCGGCCAAACTCCAGAAGGTTATCGAAATGCTTCAGGCCGGGATGCTTTCGCAGCAAGAGGCGCGGGCGTTACTCGATTACCCTGATTTGGCAGCGGTTAATGATATGGCTACGGCGTCACAAGAGATTTTCAACATGATGATTGAAAGGATTCTGGAAAAAGGCATCTATCAGCCACCGGAACCTTATATGAATCTCGCAATGGGTATCCAAATGATGCAATCGGCCTACTTAAGAGCCAAGATTAATTCTGTGCCCGAAGACAGACTTGAACTATTCAGACGATTTATCGAGGATTCCATCGGTATGCTTGCGGCAATGCAGGCAGGGGCACAACAGCCGGCGATGGGTCCAATGGGGCCGGGACCAGAAGCTCCCCAACAAGGAGCACCCCCGGCAGGAATGCCGGATGAGGTTGCAGCAGCAGAGGCTGCCGCAGCACCCATCCCAACAGCGTAACAACGCAAGGGGTTAATATGACAGAAGAAGTTGTGCAGGAAGCAGTTGCCGAAGAGGCACCAAGTCAGGAATTAATGGAAGAGGTGGCAGAAGAGGCTGCTGAATCCACGGAGGCGGCGGAAGCTCCCCCGGAGCCCGAAAGGCCGGATTTTTCACGGCAATTTGCGGCGCTGGCTCGAAAAGAGCGAGCCATAAGGCAAAAAGAGCAGGAGTTCGCTCGTTCATCTAAGGAGCGGGAGCAGTACGAGGGCACCTCTACACGCCTGGCTGATTTGCAACGTCTGGCAAAAGAGAACCCCGCAAAGCTTCTTGGTGAGCTTGGGATTAACTACGATGAACTAACTCAGCAAGTTATCAACGAGGGTAATCCAACCGAAGAACAACAACTGCGCCTAGAAAATGAAAAGCTTCAGTCTCGTTTAGGTAAGCTTGAAGAAGTTTATGACAAACAGCGTCAACAAGCAGAGCATGCTCAGGTTAGCGCCGCCCGTACACAGTTGGTTGACAACATTAAGAATTTCGTAGACGATAGTAGTACCTTCGAGATGGTGCAGCATCATGGTGCTTACGACTTAGTAGCGCAAGTAATGCAAGAGCATTACAACAACGCAAACGAGGTTCTTGAGTACGGCGATGCCGCAAAACTCGTTGAGGACCATTTTATGGCGGAAGCCGAGCGTTACTTAGGTAGCAAAAAGCTACAAGATAGATTTCGTGAGTTAGATAAACCACGCGAGTCAGAGACTCCAGAAGCCGCCGAGCAAGCAGTTAAACGGGTGAAAACACTTAGCAACGATAACGTTGCCAAGAAAACGGAAACATCCGGCAGCACGTTAGAGAGCAAGGAAAAATCGCTCGAACGTGTCGCTGCTATGATCAAATGGGGCGCTACGCCCTAATTTTGGAGTTAAAAAATGTCAAGTCACGGTGTGTTAGATGTAGGTACGGTAACCCAGGCGCTAAAGGAGCATTATAAGCCCCTTCGTGTCCAGAACATGGTTTACAAAGACAATCCGCTTCTCGCGATGATGCCGAAATATACAAAGTTCGGCGGCGAGAATATGCCTATTCCTCTGCTTTACGCGAATCCGCAACGCCGAAGTGCAACCTTTGCAACCGGTCAGGCCAACACCTCTACATCAGCACTGAAGCAATTCGTGTTGACGCGGGTAAAAGATTACTCCTTCGCTTCAATTACTGGCGAGAGTATCAAGGCTACAGAGCGCGACAGTGATG